GCTATAATCGGTAGGGGGGAAACCTTTGTAACATTTGTAGATGCGTCCCCACTTGCGCTCACGACCGGCATTATCAAGACGCAAGTTCCAACAAATTGTAAACGCATCATTGGCAGTTTGGACTCGGCTAGTAGGAGCAACGCCATTTGAGTTGATGGTATTGAAACCCCAACTTGAAACTCCCTCCCGATTAACGATGCGTTTTGTTTTTGCCATTTTAGAGTTTCATTCTATTCAAATGCTCTCGATTTGTAAAAGTTTTTATTCTATGGCAATTTGCACATCGAACAACACACTTTGCAATCTCGGTTAATGCCAAGTCCCAATTGTTGTATTGGGATACGCATCTGGTTTTTTTACCATTAACATGATCAAACTCAAGTGCATAAGCATTTTCTTTATACCCACAATCTATGCAACCCAATGCCAACTTGTATTCATCAGATTTTTTTCGGAACTCTTCTCGTTTTTCTTTAGTGTATTTTTTGTAATACTTTTGCCCATTTTTTTCGTAATTTTTACGACCATTTTTACGGCATTGTTCAATATTTTTGTGATAGTATTCTCTAGCTTTTTTGTTTTCTTTGTCTTTGTTTGCCCTTCTTTTTTCATTCCTGTTTTTGTTATACAGGGCAATTTGTTCAGGAGTTTTTTTTCTCATCCCAAAACTTGATTTAATGCCTGTCTTCTTTTTTGACACGCCGTGCAACCTTTTGCAGTTTGTTCAAGATTGCTATTCACTCCCAAACTTTGGGCAACCCTATCTCCCAAACTTGCAAAACTGTGTATCACATTCGCAACTTTGTCTCCTGCTTCTTGCCAGCAGTATTGGCTAGGAATCCTACCGCAAATTTGTTGTTCGATCAAGTAATCTAAATTATCTGGCACAGCAACATTGTTAATTGTCATGTCGCTTGCAACTTTTTGGGAGAACAATCTTCCATAAGTCATCTCCATTCCATTTACACGATAGCGGTTGCCTTTATCGTCGGAGTATTCGTACCAGAGTCCTTGTGGGATTGGGCCGTTACGGTCTTTTAATCGCATAGTTGATGCAAATACTTGTCTTTGTTTCTAAAAGTTGTCAATACTTTTGGACATGGAATATAACGGATTTTCTTTAGAGCAACCAAAAGATACAAATTACGGAATACCAAATTTGATTCATGTTCCACAAATGTTTCGTGAGCTAACGGCATATCGTTTGACTCGTGGAGAGTTTGGAAGACGTGAAAGAATCAAAAATGGTATTAAATTAGAACAATCTGGTTTGTTAAATCCTGCACAGCACATGATCAATGCCTTCCAATTGATCTACGGCAATGATGTTTTGCTCCATTCTCAAGGAATACCCAACAATTATGCCATAGACATTATTGATTTGTTTTGTAATGAGAACGATTGGGGCATTGCAGGGTGTGCAAGTAGTGGAAAAACCTTTTCAGTTGCCGCTTGCATTGTGATTGATTGGCTTTGCGCCCCCGATTGTACATCCACATATGTTGCTTCTACCTCTTTGGACGCATCAGAAGACCGTCTTTGGGGTAAAGTATGTACGCTTTACCGTACAGCAATGAGGAATATTCAAGCCCAATATGGTGCAAATCAGAGTATTGGAAACCTTGTAGAGTACCGTAGAATGATTGTTTTTGAGACAATTGACACCAAAGATACGGAACGAGACTATACAAATGCTATTAAAGCATTGGCTTTTCCCAAGGGTGGTGAAGGAAAACGGTCTGTAGAAAATACACGGGGTAGAAAGAATGCCAGAATGCGGTTGTTTTTGGACGAATTGGCTGAAATGGATCTCTACGCATTGGATACCCGTGTCAACCTTGGTGCTAACCCCGATTTTATCTTTGGCGGCATGGCAAACCCAGCGGCTACCGCAAACAATCCCCATACGGAGCTATGTCAGCCCGATGATCCTATGGAATGGGATGCCGTAACCCGTTACACAAAGAAATGGAAGACTCGTACAGGAGTAGCATTGCATCTTTCTGGAGAAGATAGTCCAAACTTCAAGGTTCCAGATGCTGAAATACCCCCATTTGATCGTTTCCTTACCGTCCAAGGAGAGGCCGCTACTTTAAAACGATGCTATGGCAATAAGAATGCCCTAGAATACTGGCGAAATGTCTATGGATGGTGGCCCGATTCTTCCGTAGAACTCACAATCTTCTCAAAACAGTTCATTCAAGCGTGTGATATTAATTGGGAACCCGTATGGAGTAACAGAACACGGGTAGTTTGCGGCTTTGACCCTGCATTTACGGCAGGAGGAAACAGATGTGCGGCTACATTTTGCCGATTTGGGCCAAATGATACCGGGAGAAACCTTGGATTCTACCTTGGAACCCGTGAATATACCTCATCTGTGGGTGATGTTTTTGAGGAAAGCATTGCAATGCAGTTGGTTAAAGATTGTTTGGAATATGGAGTCCATCCAAGGGACTTTGGATTGGATATTTCGGGTGATGGCGGCAAGATGATGAGGGCAATTATCATCGAATGGAGTAAGTTCCATCCAGAAGCCATGTTTGTATTCCCCATTTCCTCAATGGGAATGCCTACGGAAAGGAAAATCAGCAATCTGGATAAGCGAACTTGTAAAGAAGCGTATGATCGGTTGGTTACGGAGTACTGGTTTGCCGTCCATACGGCCCTGTCTACACGCTCTTTGGTTGGTATTGATGTAGAGAAGCACTCTCAAGTAGTAAACGAGTTGTGTAGCCGTCTGTACTACCACAAGGGAAGGAAGGTTGCCGTGGAAAAGAAGCTGGATATGAAGCATAGGTTGAAGAAATCTCCCGATTTGGCTGACTCTTTGACCTATGCCGTCCAGATGCTTCGCCGGGCAGGACTAGAGTTTTCGTTTGAGGAGGAGTCAGAATCTTTGGACATCCAAGAAATCAGCGATTGGGAGAACCGATTGATCCATTCCAAAAACAACACCCAAGAAAAACTTGAGGATGATGAATGGGGATATGGTGGCAAGGGTTGTGATGAGGACGGCTTCTAGGAAACACGGGGCGTGAGATAGCTTGCATTGGCAGAGGCCCGCCCCGTCTCCTAAAATGGCACAGCCTGTTGGAATCGAACCAACCCAGTCGGATTTGGAGTCCAACTCGCCCATCCTTGGAACATGAGACTGCGATAAAAATTTATTGTTGACGCATGGATTCGTCAATGCCAAAGTCACTTCATTCTGAATGGTGACGCATTCTGACAAGACTTTCCTCACAACAAAAGAAAGCCCCGCTGTAGTGCGTCACCACTCGGCGGGGCTTGTCCGTTATAGCAAGTGAGGATGGATGTGAATGCGTACCACATGATCCAATAACTCGGCTCTGGAGAACCAAAACTCCTTACCCGACGAGAATGAAAAGAAGCGAACAGCATCCAGCATAGCGGGGTGTTGTGGTTTCTTTTCCTTACTCTTTCCTTTCCCGCTATGGAGTGGGGGGTAATGGGGGGTGTTTCCTTTCTCCTTCGGTTTTCTTTAGCGTTAAGATTGACCAGTTAATAAAACACAGGCATAATTTTAACACTTATGGCGAAATTCACACCGCAAGATTACAAGAATGGATCATCTATCCCATCTGTACTTGTGGGTGACTCATCTGTTGCCTCCCTTATCAAAGGCTCTTCTTCTGGTATTGCACCTAACCATACCGCAGGAGAACTCTACAAAAGGAAACCACAATTCGTGATGTGTCCTCCAAAGTATCTTTCCACTCGCATTCCGAACAATGTGTTCATGAAAAATGAGAAGGTGGATACGGAAAGGGCAATGCGCCAGTATACCCGGATCAAAAGAAAAATCACCGCACTTGATGTTCAAGTGTTGGAAATCCCCCCGCAGAAAGATTGTCAAGATCAACACTACACCGCCAACATTGGCATAGCCTTAAACCCATTCATTGTTCTCGCCAAGTTTTCCGCTGATGGCAGGACACAGGAAGAAGCTCCAGCAAAAAAGTTTTTTGAAGGACGAGGCTATACGGTGATCCAGCCCCCACACCCATTTGAGGGAGAAGCCGACCTCAAGAAATGGCAAGATGGGGTGTATTTCGGCGGTCATGGAAAGTTCAGCGATTGGAAAGCGCATGAATGGATCATGAAAAAAACGGGTGTTGAGATTATCCCAATCCGTGAAACATCCGATTCCCTTTACCATCTTGATTGCTCACTCTTCGTGATTGATAAGGAAAACTTTATGGTGTGCAAGGGAGGCATGGATCGAGAGTCATTCAAGCGTCTTGAAAAGGTTGCCAACATCATTGTGGTTCCAGAGGATGTCATGGCTACAGGAGCAACCAACTTGGTCAAAATCCCAGGCAATAAGAAGATCATGTTGTCTGGTATGTTCCAGCCAGAGTTCCCCAACTATAGAAAAGGAATGGAGTGGATGTTGACAACTATGGATAAGTTTGGCTATTCCATCATTTTCTGTGACATTGATGAAGCCGACAAATCCGGGGCCGACATATCCTGTATGGTCATGCATTTGGATTTTTAGATCCATGAACAATTTCCTCAAATGGTTAATTGGGGGAATTGCTTATCTTAACGGGAACTGTCCCGAATGTTGGAAAGAAATGAATACTTGTCATGGTGATCCTTGCCACGTATGCCGTGTCGGTGGAATTTTCCCGCCCAAAGACATCTGGCGTAGATTTATACAATCAAAATAAAAACCCATGACACCAGAACAAGATG